CTGTTTGTAGCTAGGTGTTGGAAACCACCTTCGGACCTAACTGGCCCACTAAATGTTGAATTCGCCATAATTTCCTCCCGGAAATAAGTTCTATTGTCTTGGCTTGTCTGCTAGGTCAGTCGATAGAACAAGTTAATAATATCCTAGTCTTTTGATTGTATATTAAATTTTAAATAAAAAAAAGGGCAACCGTAGCTGCCCTTTTATTTGAAATACTTGAGTTATAAACGGTATTTCTAATCGTTCTAGTTATGCACCTTGCGATCCATAGATTCCTCTCCAATCGGAGAAACCAAATGAATATCTTTCACGCGCTTTGTATCTGATGTTTCCAGTTGAGAATTCAGGTTCCATGGAAGTTTCCATGCCTGATCTCTGGAACATTTTAAGGCCATCGCCTTGGTCAGTTACAGAAGTTAAGATGAAGAAAGCATCTGGGTCTGTCAGATAATGATTTACTGAGTAACCACCAGAAAGAACACCAGTGTTCTTAATAGAGTTCAGGTCATTGTCTGAAGTTCCAGTTCTTAACTGAGAATTTAAAATTCTGTCAGCTACAAAAACAAGTTCACTAGGAACTATCATTTTTGATGCTTGTACAGAAATTGTCAATCCTCTGTCATCCGTGAAACCGCCTATGTCGATTAACGCATCTTCTAATGAAGTTTCGTTTAAATCAGCCATTGATGTAGCTCTATTAGCAGCAGAACCACCACCAGAAAGTGGGTGATCGGTTGCTATTAAAGATTTACCATCTCCACCAGTAAAACTGGATGAGAAAGCGTTTTTTAATACGTCTGCACCTTTAACTTCTTTGGTGTTAGCCATAGATTTTGCTAATGCTTTAACGTATCTCTTACCTAAAGAGTCATAGAGGTTATCTTCAACTGCTTCTTCAGTTAACGCAAACGCTAATGCCACTGTATCGTGGGTATAACGTGCACTGTAACTTTCAGATGCGTTGTCGAAGCTAACGCCTTGACCTTCAGTTTTTGTTGGTGCTGAACCAAATCCAGTTATCAACACCTCTTCTTCAAAGGCACGGTTAGAATCTTCTACAGAGAAAATTTCTTCGTACTCATTGTTGTACTCATCATAAGATAAGCCAAAGAGGCTGTTTAATCCGGGTTCTAACTCTTTAGCGAGTTGAGCTCTTGATATTGCCATTATTATTTACCTTATGCTAGACCAGCACCTTTAACTCCATTGACATGATTACAAATCGTGCAATAGACGTTGGTGTTAGCTGACGCTACGTCATCGTTATCAGGGTCCTGTGAAATATCTAATGCTTTTAGAGGCAACGTAGTGGCAGTTCCGCCAGTTGTTACATCAAGTTCTACATTAGAACGTCCAGAGGCTGTATCGCCAACAGGAGAGTTTTCAACAATGTCAAAATTTCCGAACAAGTCAGTTACTGGAAAAGCAGCATCAGCTTGTATTTCAAAAACAACATTACTGTCATCAATCACGTTAGCCACTATATCAGAAGCAGATATGCTACCGGGATAGTGATTTTTAAAAACTTGTTCGCCTGTCGTTGGGTCAGTGTAACTAACTCCGTTAAACACTCCGACAACAGGAACAGCACCAGTGGCAGCATGTCGACCTAAAACTCCACCTGTTAATTGCGTACATAAGTCGCCATTAAAAATTGGTGTTGTAGCTCCACTAGCTATCCTATATCTGGATTGTCCTCCAGAATAAGGTGCTCCGCCATTCATACGAACAGGTTTTAATCCAAAAGGGGCATCTTTATTAGCCATAATTTTTTTTACCTATTTAGTTATGATTGTTACTTTTTCCCAAAAGTAACATTAGACTTTCTTTGCGAGTCATACTTGACATACCTACCGTCTTTAGAAGACTCATTAAACATATTATTGTCTAATGCTTCTTTTGCTTGTTGGTTTTTGCCTGAGTAATAAGCATTACGTTCGGCTATGGTTTCAAGAGGAATCTTCGCTAAGAGTAGTCCTTCGTTATATACTACGCCAGCATGTCTACCAGAATCCATAGTAGGCAGTTCAAATTCTTGAGGTAAGTCGGTTCCTTTTACAAGTTCCCAACCCTCACGAATTCTTCTACTTACATTGGCTCTGTCCTCTTGTCCCATCATTGATTCTCTTATCCAACGATATTCATATCCTTCAGGTGCTTGAGGTGTTTCTAGTTTTCTTACTGGTCGCCATGGGGTTCTCTTCGAATTTTTAGCGTGAGTTTCGGATTCACGAGATTTTCTGGTTATTGTTTCTTGTTCTACTTCATTAGTCATCTTATTTAGCCTCTCTTAGTGAAATTTTTTGTTTCTCTTTAGCAACAGATTTCAACCATGCGTCTTCCGACATATTATGTGGTTTCAATCCCCTAAGACGTTCAACTTCTGATTTAGAAAAAGTCACACCGTTCTTCTTGCCTTGTGTTTTTTGACGACTACCAACGGTAGGTGAAGCGACTCTTTGCACAGCGGGTCTGTCTTCGGATTTTACGTCATTTTTTTGCCCTTCTAATGTAGGGAAAACTTTTTTTACTCTGTCAGTCAATTCATTATAATAATCGTCCGACTCAGGTTCAAAACCTTCTTGCATCAAAACTATATGCGTATAGTCAGCATATTGTGATGCTTGCACAGTTTCTTCATTATCAGCGTCACCATACCAAGAGTTATTTTCGTGCCAATCTAAAGCTTTATCGCTTGGCTTCTCTGGTTGTTGTTGCTGTTGTTGATATTGCTGTTGTTGATATTGTTGTTGTTGCACTAGCTGTGGGTTTTGCACAGGCTGTTGTACTTGAACTTTGGCCATTCTGACTTTTTCTTTTTGTATGCTCAAATCACTTTTTAAAGTGTCAGCTTTTGACATTAAGTCAGCATCACCAGAAGCTACAGCTTTTTTATACAACTCATTAGCTTGTGCTTCTTTAGCTTGTATTGCGTTTTCTTCTGCTTGCACCAACTGTGCCCTTGATTGCACACGCTCTTGATTGTAATAAACCGTTTCTTGCTGTTTTTGTGCCAGCATTTGTTCTAATTGTGCTGCTCTTTCTTCTACAGCTCTATTACGTTCATTTAACTTATTTATTCTTTTTGAAACCGATTTAGTATAGCTTTCCAACTCATCGTCTGGAGATGCTTCTACTATGTCTTGTTCTACTACCTCTACTTCAACGTCATCAGCCTCAGACTGAATTTGTTGTGCATTTTCTTGTTCATTCATCATAAACTCACTATGTCATCAGGGTCGAGAATTGTGGCTATCACTTCATCATCATTGATAATGCGTACTTCAGCACCTTCCTCCAATTTAAAACGAGAGCCTGAGTAACGCCCTATTAAAACCCATTGTTTTTCTTCACACCACGGTGTACCGGAAAATCTTTTGCTGTCTTTGTAACAGTCAGGTCCTTGTTTAACTACATAAGCAACCACAGTAGCCAAAGCTTCACGGTCTACGGTGCTTTGTGCTAAGTGTATTCCACCTTTTGTCTTGGCTTTACCAGCATACGGCAACACCAACATACGCCAACCTGTAGGTTGTGGCATACGGTCTAATAACGATTTGTCTAAAAGCGTAGGATCAAGAACTCGTGCTTCTTCTTCAATGTAAGCATCTGCAACTATGTCGTTTGTTGATTTAAGTTCTGCCATCTAATCCTCTTTAAAAAAACTTTTTAATTCTGTTTGCATATAGTATAGAGCAGATAACTCACCTTGCAAATATCTATAATGTTCCATATCTTTCAAACCGCCTGACATTAAAGTTTCAGAAACTTGTAATTCTCTGTTTTTAATAAGTTTCTTAATTTTATCAAGGAATTGAATTTCATCCATTATTTTTTAGCTTTAGCTGGTCTGCCTCTTTTTTTATCTGTTGGTTTTGCTTTTTTTGGAGCTGGTTCTTTTACAGGCTTTTCTACAACAATTTCTTCTACTTCAGCTACAGGTTCTTCTACAACAACTTCTTCTACAACTACAGGTTCTTCACCTTTTTCTATTCTAGCTATTTTGTCTGCAATTCTTTTTTCATTAGCTACGTTCTTAGCATACTTAGCTGCTGTTGACTGTGCGTGTGCCGCTGCTTCTGCTTCTCTTTCTAATCGTTTTGATTGACGCAGTTCTTCTGCTGCTTTCATTTTAAATGATGTTGTCATATTTAATTCCTCGTTTTTGTTCCTAATTCAAGTAGCTTTAAATCAGCATTTTGTTTAAGTCTGTCTATCGCTACATTTAGTTTATCATCTGCTATATCTTTTTGCACATTTATACGTTGTTCTTGCAAATTGTTATCTGAAGCTTTTTCTTGTGCTCTTTGATTTTGTTTTTGCGTAAACTGTTGCGTTTCAATATCCAGTTCTTTTCCTTTTAAATCTAATTCAGTTTTTCTTATTTCAACCAGTGGGTCGCCATCTTGACCTTGGCCAATAGATTGTAAAAATTCAGAAGTTAATTGTGCCATTATTGGTGCACTGAATTGGTCCAACGTAATTTGGATTTGTTGTTGTGCTTGGTCAGCTTCTTGCGGTGACATCTGTTGCATTTGACCCTGTACTTCTTGTAGTTGCATTTGCACTTCTTCTGGTATTTGTTGAGAAGATATTTCAGATGCAAGCAGCTGCAAGTGTTGCATGCAATGACTAATAATTATTGACTGTATCATTGGATTTTCTTTTACAACTTGTGTCAAAAACAAACTTTTATGCGTTTCCAAATGAGCTTGGTGGTTTTGTCCTTCAAAAGCTTGTGCTGGCTGGCCCATCATCAGACTGCTGTTTTCAATACCAGCCTCTACTGGTTTTGGTGTGGTGTCTGGTGGTGGTGGTATTAAAGATTCTACATCGTCTACACCTAAAGCTGCGTACATTCTTTTGTATGCTTCATACAAACCTTGTTGTCCATGTATTTCAGGATTTGATTGAACCATTTGTAAAAGTTCTTGTGCCAAAGTAACTCTTTGACTTTGTGAAAATATATTAGGATCAGACACAGGCACTACGTCTACACGTCCATCAAAATCTTGTTGTTTAATTTCATTAGGTGCCGAACCCATAGCAAAAGGATATGAGGGTGGTAAATAATCTGAAAAAACTTTAGATAAAAGTTGGAATTCTATTTTCTGTGCGTAATGCAATCTTTTATGTATAGCACTCATTACTTTTGTGCCCCTTTCTAACAAAGCCACAGTAGTTCCTACTGGCATGGCTGCATTACTATCACCTACATTCATGTCTGCAATAGCTGCAAATCTTTTGCCAGAATCTACCAATAAACCAAGAAGTTGCATCAAAACATTACTTGGTTCTTTAATTGGTAAAGGTATAAGGTTTTCTCTTAAACTGCCACCAGTGGTGTCGATGTCTCTAAATTCGCCGGGTTGTAATGGTTGATCTTCGTCTCTAATTCGCATACCTCTGGCTTTAAATCCAGCTGGCAAGTTAGCCAATGTACCCGCATCAATAAGTTGGCGTAGTATAGAGGTAGATGCTTTAGATAAACCTCCTATCATGTGTGAAAGACCCAATCCATAAAAGCCTAATCCCGGTAAAAACTTGTATTGTACAAAGTAATT